GCTTCTTGGATGCGACGCGTCCAGTGTCAAGTATTTGATTGAATTGTGTATGTATTTTACCATCGCTTGAAACAAATTTAAAGAAGTCTTTACCATAAGAAGTAGCAAGCTTCATCTTTTCTTTGTACTTAACATACAAATCAATGATTTCATACTTGTGTCTGTATTTATACATCTTCTTACCGTTAACGTCTTCTAGATCAGGGACCAATTTTTTAAATACTTTAAGTACTTGTGTAGGGCTGGTCCACTTAATCCCCACTTTACGTAAATCTTCTTTAGGAGTAAACAAGTCACCTTGAATATGAGATGGGACAAATTCAGACAGTTGATGATTATTAACTACAAATTCGTCTAGTTT